CTGTGATGCGAGTCTGACTTTTTTTGATTTTTACATCTACCAGGCCACTTTCGAGTGGCCTTTTTTTTGACCCAAAGGAATCCCATGAAACGCAAACCCCCTGAAACGCTGGAGCCGCAGGTCCGCACGTTGTCGCTGCGCCTGTTGCCAGGTGGCGATGGCAAGCGCGGCGTCCAGATCGACAAGGACACCCGCACCTGTCAGCTGGCTTTCAGCAGCGACGCGCCGGTGGAGATGTGGTACGGCACCGAGATACTGAGCCACGCCCCGGGTGCCATGCGCCAGGGCTTGCGGCAGCAGACCATGCCGCTGCTGTTCAACCACTGCATGGATGACCTGCTGGGCGTGGTCGAGTCGATCGACACCGGCACCGACGGTATCAACCGCGCCACGGTGCGCTTTGGCAAGGACGAACGTGGCAGCTGGGCCATGGGTCAGGCGTCTGACGACATTCTGGTCAATGTGTCCTTTGCCTACCGTGTTTACAAGTGGCTGGACGACACCGAGGCCGACACCCTTACAGCGGTCGACTGGGAACCGCTCGAAATTTCGCTGGTCACTGTGCCAGCAGACCCCACCGTCGGAGTTGGCCGCAATGCCAGCCCTGACGTTGCCAACGGCGTGCAGGTCATCCGATCTGCGGCTGAGTCCCCCGCGCCTTTGGCGCAAACCTTTTCCCCTTCCGTTTCACAACCCCTGGAGCAATCTATGAAATTCCGTCATTTCCGCCTGCAAGAGCAGGTCACCGGCGAGGCCACCGCCTCTGGTACCGGCCAATCCACCCCTGCAGCGGGTACATCCCTGCAGGCCACCACTGTCAGCAACGGCGATGCCTCGCGCGGTGTTGACCCGGCTGCACAGCAACGCGGTGCCGAAGCCGAACGCGCCCGCATGACCGAGATCGACGCGCTGGCCCGCAAGTACAACCTCAGCGCTGAACTGCGCACCGGCCTCATTCAGCGCGGTGCCACCATCGAACAAGCCCGCCTGACCGCTGCCGATGTGGTGCTGGAGCGTGCCCAGAAATCCGGCAAGCCCGTGGCCGACTTTGGCGACACCAATAACCCCGACCTGACCCAGAAAGAAAAGGCCCGCTACAGCATGATCCGTGCTGTCAATGCCGCTTTGACTGGCAAGTGGGATGGCGCCGGCTTTGAGTTGGAATGCTCCAACGAAATTGCCAAGCGCACCGGCCGCACACCCAGTGAATCCATGTCGTTCTTTGTGCCCACCAACCTGCGTGCAGCCTACAGTGTGGGCACTGCAGGCGCGGGCACCACGGGCGGCACCATGGTAGCCACCAACCTGCTGGCAGGCAGCTTCATTGAAGTGCTGCGCAACAAAGCCCGCGTGATGCAACTTGGTGCCACTGTGCTCTCCGGCCTGGTAGGCAATGTGGACATCCCGCGCCAGACCGGCCAGACCGCCACATTCTGGACCGCTGAAGGCGTGGACACCAGCGAGTCCGAAGCCACCTTTGACAAGGTCAGCCTGTCGCTCAAGACCATCGGCACCTACAGCCTGATCACCCGCAACATGCTGATGCAGGCCACGCCCGACATCGACATGATCGCCCGTGCCGACATGCTGGCTGCCATGGCCTTGGGTATTGACCTCGCCGCGTTGTCTGGCAGCGGCTCGGGTGCCATTCCCCGCGGCATTGCCAACGTCTCTGGCGTCGGTTCGGTGATTGGTGGCACCAACGGTGCTGCGGTCAGCCTTGACAACTACATCGACCTGGAAACGCAGGTCACCGCTGCCAATGCGCCTGAGACCAATCTGGCTTATCTGACCAACGCCAAGACCATTGGCAGCACCAAGAAACTCAAGAGCACCACCGGTCAATACCTGTGGACTGGCTCCAGTGTGGGCGCCCAGTCCGGCACGCCTGGTGAGATCAATGGCTACTCGGTCGCCCGCTCCAACCAGGCCCGCAGCAATTTGACCAAGGGCACCAGCACTGGCGTGTGCTCTGAAATCTTCTTTGGTGCATGGTCTGAACTGCTCGTGGGTGAGTGGGGCGTGTTGGAGATCGTCCCCAACCCATACGACGCCGCTGCCTACAAGTCGGGCGGCGTGCTGCTGCGCGCCCTGCAGTCCATCGACATCGGTGTACGTCACGCCGCGTCGTTCAGCGTGATGTCTGACGCGCTGACACCCTGATCCTTTGTAGATCACCCGCCGCCTGTGCCTTGATGGCGCTGGCGGCTTTCCCCTTTTTTTCTTTTCATTCCCCGGAGTACCTTATGGCTACCAAAAAATACATCGTGCGTGAAGGCTTTGTCGTCTTCCTGGCACTGTCCAAACCCACTGGCGAGAAATACGAACGCACCTACACCAGCGGCGAAGAAGTCGTGTTGGAAGACGCTGACGCCGCCCTGCATGCCCACAAGCTGGAATTTGCCAGCGACAAAGACCGCGCTGCGGCCCTTGCTGCTGAAAAAGCGGCTACCCAGTCGGCTGCAGCCGCCAACGACCCCGCCGTGCTGGTCCAGATGCTGGTAGCCGCCCTGGCACAAGCCCAGGGTGTCGCCCCCGCCCCGGCTGTACCTACCCCCGCACCTGTCCCGGTCTAAGTCATGTTTGCAGCAGATGCGGCCACCTTCCTGGCTGATTTTGGTGACCCCATGAGCTGGACCCCCAGCACCGGGGGCATCACCATCACGGCCCAGGTGTTGTTTGACCAGGCCGATGTTGGCAACGACAGCGGTGGCCACATCAGCCGTGAGTACACCCTGACGCTCGAAACCGCTGCGTGGCCCGGCCTGAAACGGGCTGAGCTGGTGGCAATCAAAGGCATCACCTACCGCCTGCGCACCGATCCTGCGCAAATGGAAGATGCCGTCTTCAGCAGCGTCAAGCTGACCCGGGTGACACCATGACGACCTTGCTGGTGCAAATACTGGACCAGGTTGACACCCTGCTCAAAGCCGTGGTGCCCGTGGGTTGCCAGGTGTTCAGGGAACGCGCTGAGGCCGAAAGCCGCAACGAAGCCCCCAACATCAATGTGCAGCCGCGTGACGACTCGGTCGAATCCTTTGCCGGCGAGATGGACCGCCACCAGCAAATGGTGGATGTGCGCATTCAGGTGCGTGCAGACCCACCAACGCCTGCCGTAGAGGCCATCCATGCCGTGGCACACGCCGCGCTGACCACTGACCCCGTGTTGCTGACCCTGGCCGTCAGTGTGCGGCTGGAGTCCAGCACCTTTGCAGAGTCCGAGGCTGATGCCACCGTGCTGGACAAAACCAGCCGCTACCGTTTTACCTACCTGATCCCCAAAAACTCTCTTTAAGGAATTTTCACCATGACCACCAAACAAAAATTTGGCGCGGGGGTGCTTATCGCCACCTCGTTGACCGATGCGCTGGGCGTTGCCCTGGCTGTGCCCCAGTCGTTTCGCCTGGGCATCCTGCAAGACATTTCCACCGACTTCAGCTTTGAGTCCAAGCCGCTGTATGGCGCAGGCCAGCTGCCGGTCGACCAGGGCCGTGGCAAAGCCAAGCTGGCATTCAGCGCCAAGACGGCTGACATCAACGCCACTGCATTGGCCGCGCTGCACTTTGGCGTGACCCCGACCGTGGGTGTCAAACTGCCGCAATTGGACTGGGTTGGCACCATCCCCACCACGCCATTCACCTTGACCCCTACCTTCCCCAGCACCGGCACCTTTGTGGCCGACCTGGGCGTGATGGACACGTCTGGCAACAACTACACCCGCGTGGCCAGCGCCCCCACCACCGGGCAGTACTCGGTGTCTGGCCTTGGTGTGTACACCTTCGCCGCTGCCGACACGGGCAAGGCCATGCTGATCAGCAGCGAGTACAGCGCGTCAACCGGCGGCCTGATCGTGCCCATGACCAACCAGCTCATGGGCTACAGCCCCAGATTCAGCGTCATCTTGTACAACGACTCCAAAGGCTCCAAGCTGGCCGTGAAGATGACCAACTGCCAGAGCGACAAGCTCAGTCTGCCGTTTAAAAACGAAGACTTTGTGATTGCCGACTTTGGCTGGATGGCCCTGGATGATGGCACCGGGTCTGCTGGGTACTGGTGCCAGGCATGAAGGAGTTTGTCAAACTCAATCTGGCCGAAACAGACTGGACGTTTCGGGCGCTCGACCTCGATCAGATCGAGCAGTTGGAGCCGCAATTCATCGTGGTGGCCACATTGGCCGGCGCAACGACCACCATGCCCAAAGAAGGGCTGGCGGCCGTGGCCGAAATTGCCTGCGAAAGCTTGCGCTTCAAACACCCTGACATCACCGTCGCTCAATGCCGCAAGCTGATCACCATCGGCACCATGCAGGCGGTGGTGGAAGCGGTGCGTGGCGTCAGTAGCCTGGAGCCGAAACCGGGGGAAGCGTAGGCGAGGATAAAGCAGTCGATTGGGACGACCTGCGCACCTATGTCATCGGCAATACCGGCTGGACATGGGATGAAGCGGGCCGTCTCACCATTCCTCGCCTGAAAGCACTGAATCGCTACTGGCGCACCCATCCACCGGTACACCTGCTTGTGGCGGCATACCTTGGTTTTGAGGCACCACCAGACGAAGAGCCCCAGGCGCATAGCAGTGCTGATGACAGCGGCCTAATCGAGCCCCGAAAAACCTCCTGGATGACTGGCATGGGGAGCATTCCCGCCAGTGATGAATTACGCAACGCTGCCACCCCTATGGAGGCGCTGGCCGCCCTTGAACGCACGTTCTTTGGACAACTTGTGGAGTATTAAAAATGGCATCCGACAGTAAAGACTTCAAGCAGGACATCTCTGCCGACCCGACCAACTTTTTAGCCGGCTGGCAAAAAGCAGTGGCAGGTGCTGCCTCTGGCGCAGACGCGATGAAGTCGTCGATTGGGAAAATTGGCGATGCGTTCAGTGCGGTTCAAAAGCCGTTACTGATCATCAGCGCGATGCTGTCTGGCGGCGCATTTTTCAAAGATGCTATTGGGGCAGCGAACAAGCTCAACGGCGAATCCATGAGCTTGGCCAAGTCCTTGGGTATCTCTGGTACTCAGGCTAGCATGCTCAACACTGCGCTGGGTGATATTGGCTCGGATAGTGAAACTTATATTGGTGCATTCCAGAAGTTTGCCAAGCAACTCAAATCGAATGAAGATGGTTTGCAGGCCATGGGGCTGAAGACGAGGGATGCGAACGGAAACTTGCGCGACAGCGAAACGCTTTTCACAGAAGCTATTGCAAAAGTGGGTGGCTATAAGGCCGGTCTGGATCAGACGACTGCCGCACAAACACTCTTTGGCAAGGGGGTTAATGAGGTCATGACGCTGCAAAAGCTTGACAACAAAGTCAAGGAAGAGGCGCGTCAAAAAAATGAAGAATTGGGTCTGACGATCACCAAAGAAGGTGTCGAGTCCAGCAAGAAATACAAAATGGCCCTGAATGACGTGGGTGACGTGTTCACTGCCATCAAAAACCAGATCGGTCTGGCGGTCATGCCCATACTGACCGAACTCGGAAACTGGTTTGCTGAAATTGGTCCTGCTGCCGTCTTTATCTTCAAGACGGCCATCGATGTGGTTGCGACAGTGCTGCGGTCGTTGGTGGGGGTGGTGCGCGCGGTGGGCGACATCATTGTGGGGCTAATGAATCCGATCATGAAGGTCAGCTCGGCGATCAAAAAAATGATCCAGGGTGACTGGCAAGGTGCGGCTGCTGAAGACAATGTGTTTGCTGGCTGGGGTGCTGCAGTTGCCAAAAGCTGGGGAGCAGCTGGAGAAGATCTCAAGCGCACTGGTACCGACGTGGCGAATCTCTGGAAGCATGGCACCGAGGTGGCCAACCCCAGCAAGGGTACTGAGACCATGGGTAATTTTGGCAAGACCAATGGCGGTGCAAAAACTGCAGTACCGTCGCGCATGGCCGAATGGGAAGCCCAGCTGGCCACCACCAAGGCCGCGTTGGAAAAGCAGGGCATGCTGGAAGGGCAATACCGCGAAATGAGCCTGTCGGACCAGCTCAAATACTGGAACGACCTCAAGAACCAGCAAGGCCTGAGTGACGCTGAGCGCATCGCCTTGAGCCGCAAGGCTGCAGAACTGGAAATGGCAGGCGTCAAGAATAATTTCGATGTGAAGGTGGCCACGTTGCAGGCCGAGGCCGCCGCGTTCAGGAACAACACCGAAGAGCGCATGCGCATTGAGCTGGAAATCCAGAGCAAATACCAGGCGGGCACCACCCAATACGCAGAGTCTGCCAAGCGTCTGGTGGCAATCCAGCGCCAGGCCGCAGATCAGGAAAACACCATCAAGGCCAGCCGTGTGCAGGCCACCCGTGACGCCCAGCTGCAAACCATCGACATTGAAGAGCAGGCCGTGCAGACGGCTGCACAGCTTGGGCTGGTGACTAACGCCCAGGTGCTGGAGCAGCAGGCGGCGTTTGAAGTGCGGCGCAACGCCATTGCGGCGGCGGCCATCCAAGAGCGGCTGCAGATCGCGCTGCTGGACAAGGACAAAAACCCGGTGGAAATCGAAAAGATCAACACCGAGCTGGAAGCCCTGGAACGTGCCCACCAGTTGCGCCTGGGCCAGATCCGTGGTGCGCAGGCTGTGGAGCAGTCCAAGTACCAGACCCAGTTCTTTGGCGATATGCAACAGGGTATGCAGACGTCAATCAAGAATGTCTTGACTGGCACTCAAACGCTGAGCGCTGGTTTCAAAAGCCTTTTTGCATCTATGGGGCAATCGCTGGCGTCAATAGCTGCGCAAATGGTAGCCACCTGGGCCATGGCGCAAATGAAGATGCGCCTGTCATCCAAACAGACCGCTCTGGCTGAGTTAAATAACGATGCCGTGGCGGCTGGCGGTGCAGCTTATAAAGCGGTAGTAGGCACCCCGTTTATTGGCCCATTCCTGGCTCCGGCTGCGGCTGCCGTGGCCTATGCCGGTGTGATGGCCTTTGGCGCGTCAGCGTCGGCTGCAGGTGGCTACGATATCCCCGGCAACATCAACCCGATCGTGCAGGCGCACGCCCGTGAAATGATCCTGCCCGCCAAACATGCCGATGTCATCCGCAACTTGGCCGACCAAGCCGGTGGGCAGGGTGGCGGTGCCAACACCGTGGTCATGAACATCACCACCCCCGACGCCGACAGCTTCCGGCGCAGCCAGCGCCAAATCGAGCGCGCCCAGGCCCTGGCCTTCAGCCGTTAAAAAATCAGCATCAAAATACCATGGCACTCGACCCCCGCGCCCTGCGCTTCGCCACTCTGGCCATTACCGGCACCAGCCCGATTCAGCTTGATTTTCCGGCGG